CCGTGATGATGCGCGAGGTGTCAGCCAACGGCACGCCGGGCACCATCACCACTACCGACCCGAAGGCTGCGGAGAACCAGGGGACGGCCACGGGGTCGTTTGCCGACCGCATCAAACATGTGCTGACGCCACAGGCAGCACTGACCGTCCCCGCCGTCTATCGTGCCGTCGGGCTGATAGCCAAGACGGAGGGGCAGTTCATGCTCCAGTATCAGAAGCTCGACAAAAAGGGCGGTAACTTCGTCCCTGAAGTGGGAGCCGTGGGCAGTCAGTATGTCACCTACGGGCAGCAGCTGAACTACCTGCTGCAAGTCCGTCCGAACCCGATGATGACGGCTTCGGCCTTCATGCAGGGGCTGGTCATCAGCAAACTCCAGAACGGTAACGGCATCGCCTACATCGAGCGCGACGACCGGGGATGGCCCGTGGCATTGTGGCTCTGCTTCGGTGCCGGCTACAACGAGGCCGACGGCACATATAGGGTGCAATACTACACCCGCCGGGGCATCATGAATATTGATGCAGTGGAAGCATCTGACGTGATCCACATCCCGAACACCTACAAGATGACCAACGGCTGGGGTATCTCCACGCTGCACTATGCCTTTGACACACTGTCACTCATCAAGACCGAGACGAACCAGGCACTGGAGACGGCTGCGAAGGGTGGCCGCGTGAAACTCATCATCGGCGAAGAGAAACCGGCGCCAGGTAATAGCACTCTGTCATTCGGACTGCTGAACAAAGAGCAGATAGACAGTTATGCCCGTGAGCTGAACACGAAGATGTACCAGCAGGACGTGGTGGGCATCCGTGGGCTGTCTGCCCTCCACAACATCAGCATGTCGGCGCAAGACCAGCAGATGATTGAGGTGCTGGGCATGGGCATCAACGACGTTTGTAGGTTCTACGGTGTTCAACGGCCGCTGCTGATGGAAGACACCAACTCGCACTACACGACCTATCAGAACGCACGAATGGAGTTGCTGCAATGGACCATCCAGCCCGATGTGCTGGAAATAGAGCAGGAGTTTAACTCCAAACTGCTGAACCAGTACGACTTCGGAATGCGACGGTTCCACATGTGCGAGCAGCCGCTCATGCGGCTCGACAAGGAGGCTCAGGCGAAGGTTGACCAGATTATGCTCCAGACAGGCGCTTCAACTATTAACGAGATTCGTCAGCAGTACGACCGTCCGGCGGTGGAGAACGGTGACGAGCCGCTGGCCAGTGCCAACCTGATGACGCTGAAGGCTCTCATCGCCAAGAGCGAGGGGGCAACGGAGCCGAAGCCCGACAACAGCCCCGTGCAGGAACCGCCGAAGGATGGCGAGGAAAAGTAAACCCGACACCAAGAACCAACCGAATAACGTATGGCATATTCAAGTGGCTTCAGAAACAAACTCGTGACCATCCTGAACCGCAAGGAGCAGACGGTCGGCAAGTATGGCATCGACTCCGCAGGCGTGGAGTGGGAGCCGGTCGGCACGGTGTGGGCAAACGTCTCGTGGGCGAAGGGCAACCGCGCCATGAACAACGGTTCGCTTGACGTGTATGGCGTGGAGAACGTGCGAATGCTGTGGAACGATAAAGTCACCATGCGCTCCCGCATCCAGTACGGCGGCAAGACCTATCAGATATTGCCCGAGACCTTCCACGACGACTATCAGAAGAACGAAATCGAGTTCAAAATGCAGATTATCATCAACGATAAATAAGACTATGGACAAGCAACAGATGGAACAACAATTTCTCGCCCGCTACGACAGCATCATCCAGAGCGGCGACACCCGCCAGATGGAGCGTCTGGGCGCAATGGTGAAGCGCGTGATGGGGTGGATGTTCAAGTATGAGCCGCAAGTGGCCGCACAGGCACTCGCCCTGCTCGACGACAACACCGCCACCGACTACGCCAACCGACTGACCGAACAGGAGGCCAAGAACATTGTGGCTCAGATGGTGCCGCAGCCCGCATGGACGATGCAGGGACTGACGGCCTCGCTTCAGTCGATGGGACTGCCTACTGACGTGCCGCCACATTTCAACCACTACGCCCTGCTCACGACCATGCTGATGATTCAGAGCGACGAGGGCGAATCTCTCAAAGATGCCATCCACGCCAACGACCGCGACGAGCGGCTGCTCAGGCTGGTATATAAACTGGCCGTGAACCGACTGGAAGACCAGGACGGGAAGTTTAACATCCGCAAATATTTTGGGCTATGAAGAAGAAGCAGACCATCGCCATTATCAACCTGAACACGCCGGAACTGGTGGAGTGCTGCATCCTGTCAATCAGGAAGCAGGGATGTGAGTGGCCCATCGTTGTGTTTGACAATTCGCAGGACTTGACTCTGCCAGCCGGTGACGGACTTCCTGCCCGCACCATCGAGGCGCACCCGTTCAAGAAGCGCATGAAGGGCGTGAAGATAATCGACAACACGAAGGGGCAGCAGGTGGACTTCGACAAGGCTTTGCAAGCATTCCCCGACCGCCACAAGCCGCACGGCGAAGTCAACCTGTGGGGCTCGGACCGCCACATGATGACCGTGCAGAAACTTTGGGAACTGCTGCCCGACGGCTTCATCCTCGTGGAGAGTGACATACTGGTGCGCCAGGACATCAGCGTGCTATGGCGCGAGGAGTATTCCTTCTGCGCCTACGTGCAGAACCATCAAAGCGGCAACCGCTTCGGGCGTGGTCGCATACTGCCGATGCTGTGCTACTTCAACGTGCCGAAGTTCCGGGCAGAGGGCGTGAACTACTTCGACCCCGACCGTTCGTGGATGCTCCACAAGGGCGAGGATAATCCGCAGAACTGGTACGACACCGGCGCAAGCCTGCTGGAGGACGTGCTGGAGCACCGCCCACGGCTGAAAGGCTTGCACGTTGACATCCGTCCGATGGTGGTACACCTCGGCAGTGCAAGCTGGAAGAATGCCACCCTGAAGCAGCAGGCCGAATGGCTGAAACAGAACGAGGCCCTATGGAGCAAGGTTTAAGTTAACCTGAACCCGGCTTTAAGTTAACTTAAACCTCGGTTCAAGTTAACTTGAATCCAGGGAAAGGTTGAGTAAACCCCAGACGGGAAAATAACAGATAAGTAAACCATCAATTAAAAACGTGATATGGATGCAACGAAACGAGAAATCAGAACTATTGAGTGCGAGCTGGCCGTTAGAGAAGCGGCAGAAGGTTCGCAGGGCGAGTCTCGCACCATCACAGGCACAGCCATCGTATTCAATTCTGAATCGGAGGTGCTTGATGACTGGGGACAGAAATTCCGGGAAATAATCAAGCCCGAGGCAGCACAGATGGCATTCCTGAACACTCAGGATATTAAACTGAACATGCTGCACGACCGCCAGCTGACCCTTGCACGCTGCAAGGAGGGACGCGGCTCACTCAGGCTGAGTGTGGACGGCAAGGGCGTGAACTTCGAGTTCGACGCTCCCAAGTGTGACATCGGCGACCGTGCGCTGGAACTGGTACGCACGGGCGTTTACAGCGGATGCTCCTTCGAGTTCATCCCAGACCAGTACGAAGTGGAAGAGCGCGGTGCCGACAAGGAAGTGCGCATCACCCACAAGCGTTTCAAGGCCATCACGGCACTGACCATCGGCATGGACCCCGCATACCGTGCAACGCAGGTCAATGCGCGTGAAATGTGGAACGAGACCCCGACTGCCAAGCGTGAGGCCGAGGAAGCCAAGCGCAAGGCCGAAGAGGAAGCCCGGCTCCAGCAGGAGCGCGAACGCCACGAGAAGGAACTGGCACAGGAGCGCGAAAAAATCAAGATGCTGCAGGAGCAGCGTCGCCGTGAGATGGAATTAGACAACTTCAGTTATTAACCCTTAAAACGTTTTAGGACATGAAGAAAAAGTTTGAGAACGTCGAAGCCGCTCTGGCATACCAGCGCGAGCTTTCCGACAAACTGGGCGTGGTCGAGAACGACCTGCTCAACCGTGAGTTGAACGACGAGGATCGTGCTGCCAAGACCGCAGAGCGCGAGAGCCTCGAAGTAGAGTACAAGGCCGTGGAGCGCGAGTCGAAGATGCTGCTCAACGAGAAGCAGAACCGCTCGCTGACATCTGCACCGAAGGTGGACGTGAACACCCAGCTGCGCGAGTTCATGAAGACCGCCAAGAAGGGCGACTCCTTCATGCTGCCCCTCAACCGTGAGGCCATCAGCACTGCCGACACCACTCCCTACGTGCAGGGCATCACCGTCGTTGACCTGATCGACACCGAGCGCAAGGACGGCGACATTCTGCTGACCGCCGGTGTGCCCATGACCACGGGCGTGGTTGGCAACAAGATTCAGTGGGCCTTCGCCGGTGGCGTGGAAGCCGTCTTCGCCAACGAGTTGGCACAGACCACCGAGCGCAAGATCTCGCTCGACAAGCAGACACCTATCCAGAACCGCCTGACCCTGCGCGTCCGCGTATCGAACCAGGTGCTGGAGAACTCTGCCTTCGATCTGCAGGGCTACATTGTGACGCACGTCGCCAACGCTCTGCGCGACAAGATCAACTGGGCCGCTGCCTCTACCACCAAGGCCACCGAGACCCTGTACGGCGGTTTTGCACAGAACGCAGAGCAGGGAACCTACGGCGAGGCTGGCTACGTGCCCGGCAAGCAGACAGGCACCTACACCTCGCTGACCAAGGAAGTCGCTGCTGAGATGATTGGCAAGCTCGCCTCTCGTAACATCAAGCTCGACAACGTGGTATTCGTGATGGGTGCTGCCGACTTCTGGCTGGCCAAGGTCACTCCGCTGGATGCAGGCTCGGGCATCATGCTCATCGGCAACGACAACCGTCTGCTGGGCATTCCCGTCATCGCCAACAACGCCATCAACCGCGCCACCCAGAAGGGTGCGCTCGCGGGTCACAACATTGGCCTGGGCAACTTCAAGTACCTGCCCACCATGCAGCACGGAAACATCCGTCTCTCGATTGATGCTACCTCTGCACTGGCAGCCGACACCGACGAGGTGATCGTGACCATCAACGCCGACTTCTCGATGACCGTGCTGAAGGACGGTGCCGACGGCTTCGTTGTCTACAGCAAGACCGGCTCCAGCAGCAACGAGATTGGCGGCAACTAACACTCGCGCATCAAGTTCATAGTTCTTGATAATCGGCCCCACGGTGAGGATGCGGAGGTCACAGCCCGCACACCGTGGGGCTTCTTTGTGCCCGTCGGTAAACCCCCGGCACGGAATCGGGGGATAAGTAAAAGACATAGACAATGAAATACTTGACGCTGGAATACATCAAAGACCACTCCCGCATCTGCCACGATGCGGAAGACCGCTATCTGGAGCGTATCGGTGCGGCGGCAGAAAACGCCGTGCTCAACCTGTGCTGGCGCACGATTGAAGACATCTACGAGGAATACGGCGAAGTGCCGGAGGACTTCAAACAAGCCACGCTCATGGTTGTTGAGCACCTCTACACGCATCGCGGGCCGACGGAAAATGCGTCGGCGAGCGTTGTGCCATACAGCTTCGACCTCATGCTGAAACC